TCCAAATGACTTCTACGAGTTTACATATGGATTTGATACTGCTCCTGAACTTCAAGTCGCTCTTCCAGGAACTGGATCAATTACATCTGGTTCGAATACAATTACTACAACAAGCGATCATTCGGCGACAGTGACTGCTGGCGACTTGATTCGAATCAAAGATCAAGACTTTGGTAATCATGAAGTGTTCGTGGTCTCGGCAGCAAATACTACTGCGATCAGCACATATCGAAACATTACAACTTCAAGTCTCGTGTCGGCCGGAGTTACAAGATCAGATATTGTTATCGATAAACTGAAGTACAGAAATATTGCATGGAACAATGTTGAAAATGATAACACTGTAAGATATGTCAACTCAGAATATGTAGAGTTCGATCGCTATACATCGATGCAAATTAAGATCGTTCTTCTTGCAACGCAATCTCACATTGTTCCAAAGGTAGAGGCTATTCAGGTTATCGGAGTTTCCGCATAATGTTAGTCAAGACTGAAACTGATGGATTCATGAAAGATACTTCTACTGGAGCTTTCATAAATACAGACGATGCATCTTATGCAAAGTTTGTAGCAGAGAGATCGAAAGCGAAGAATAGCAAAGAGCTATCGAATAGAATCAGTGCAGTCGAAGACGATCTCAAAGAAATTAAAACTCTACTCTTACAAGTAGTGAATGGAAGAAATTAATGTCAAGACCAGTAGCTAATGTTGATGTAATTACCGACTCGTTCGAGGTTTGGCTCCTCGAGACCAATGAACTTCTTCACGCGCTTTCGACAGAAATCATCACTGCAAATAGCACGTATGCAAACACGGGTAACACTGCGTTTCCAAGAACAGCTCAGCTATACGGAACATTCGGGGCTAATAATCTCGTCGTAACAAACTGGATGAAAGGCGGAAACGTCAACGGTTCGTTTGCGAATCTCATGATCAGTACGAACACTGTTCTGAGCAACGTGACATCGACCGAAATTCGTCTGGAAGTTGCCAATGGTTCTTCGAACACATTCATGTGGCAGTACGGTCTACATGCTGGTTTGACTGGTGCAAACCTTGTCGCTAACACAACGAAGCTGACGATTCAGTCGAACTCGACCACGAATACAACAGCAACTGCATTCGCAGTTGTTGCCGCGAATAGCACTAACACTGCTACGATGAATCCAATTAGCTTTAGCACTGGATTGTTTGTAGCGAACACGATTCAGATTACATTAGGTGCCAATGTCACTGCTAATGCCACGAATGGTGGTACGATCCAAGTCACAGGATCCGGAGCAGTAGGTAACAGTGTATCAAATAGCAGCGGCCTATATGTAGGCAATACTGTTACGAACAGTCAGATGACGAGTGTTCGATTCTTTGCCGCAGAAGGTAGCAATACCGTACTCGCAAACAATCAGATCATTAGCATTGCCAATACAACATCATCTGCAAATATTGATCCTATCAGTTTCAAGACAGGCATCTTTACAGCTAACACCATTCAAGTTTCACTTGGTGCCAATGTCACTGCGAATGCTACCAACGGCGGCACGATCCAAGTAACAGGAACTGGTACGGTCGGCAATACGGTTGCAAATAGTAGTGGCCTGCATGTAGGTAATACTTTAAACTCTTCACAAGTCACATCAGTTCGTTTCCTTGCATCTGAAGGTTCAAACACCACTCTTGCAAATACTCGAATCATTAGCATCGCTAACTCGAGTGCCACTGCAAACATCGAACCGAACGCATTTAAAACTGGCATCTTTACTGCCAATACTATTCAGATCTCGCTCGGCGCAAACGTCACGGCAAATGCTACCAATGGTGGTACAGTGCAAATCACTGGAACAGGTGCGATTGGTAACGTTGTAGCAAATAGTAGCGGAGTATTTGTAGGTAATACGCTTAACGCTTCTGAGTTAACATCGCTTCGATTCTTCACCGCAGAAGGTAGTAATACCGTTTTAGCGAATACTCGAATTGTTAGCATTGTCAACTCAACGTCGACATCTAACGTTACACCGACAGGATTCTTTGCAGGTATTGTTACTGCTAACCAAACAGTTGTTGCAGTCGGAGCGAATGTCGTTGCAAATGCTACTACGGTTCTTGTTGGGAATGCAACGTTTAATACGGCGATTGGTAATGGATCGATCACTGCATCTGCGAATCTTACCATTACGCCGACAAGCCATCTTGTTGTTGTAGGTGCTGCGACAGTCAGTTCGAACGTTGCTCTTGCAAATACGCTGACGGTTACAGGAAATACGAATCTTTCGAATACGCTCACTGTAACTGGAGCTACAACGCTTTCGAGTACTCTTGGAGTAACAGGAGCAACTGCTCTAGCGAATACGCTCGCAGTGACTGGTCCTGCTACACATGCAAACATCGTGACTTTCAAGACTGAGCACGTAGTTGATATCTTTGCAAACGGAAATCTTGGAGCTACGACTGGTTCAGATCTTCTTGTCTTCGAATATCCAAAGGCAGACTATAGCACTGCTAAACTTCTCATTCAATTGAAAAATGCTGGTAATACACAGATCTCTGAAGTACTACTTGCTCATGATAATTCGACTGCGCAGCTTACAACATATGGTACGGTTTCTTCACCTGTTGCAGCTAATTCCGGAGTCAGCTTACTTGGTACTTTCTCTGCGAACGTGGCTACTGCAAACGTAAGAGTATATGTCAATCAAACAAGATCTAGCACGGCTGCAAAAGTTGTTGCTCAATTCATTAAGTAAGGTAATATATGTCAGGCGCAAATAATAGATTTAAGGTTGATAACGGTCTAGTTGCTTCTGGCAACGCGATCTTCTATGATCGTGTCGACGTAGAAGCCAACGCGCACTTTAAAAACGACTTGTTTGTTGTATCTGGTAACCTTGTAGTAAATGGTTCTCTTGTATACGCCAACGTTACCATCGGTCAAGGCGGGGTTCTTCTGATTGCAGATCAGCAGCCACTCGGTAATACTTCAAACCGTTTCAATGCTTTCGTATTTAATACGACATCTTATGGAACACTACGACCAGATGCAAACGGTGGTGCACTTGGTACTACGACTGCTCGCTTTGATGTCTTTGCAAACAATATCACCGTTACAAATACGGTGAATTTCCCGAGTGGAGCAGGCGTTAACTCGTCGCTCTATACTGGTACAGCAAGCAATGCTAACACCGTATACAATATCTCGGCGAATGGTATCGTAGTCAGAACTGGTACAGGAACAGGTACTACGGTATCGATTGCTTCTACGAACGGCATTAGCGTAACAAACGGCAACGGCGTTTCTGGAAATCCTACGATTAGTTTTGTAGCGAATGCTGGTTTAACAGTAAACGCGGCAGGCGTATTTGTTGATGCATCTGCTATTACTGTCGGTACACTTCCTACATCTCGGGGCGGTACAGGCGGATCGATCAATAACCTTCTACCTACACAATCTGCTGGAACAACAGGTTTCGTCCTTGCATCAAGTGGAGCGACAGCTAACTTGGTGTGGACGCAACTTGCTGGACCTCAAGGTGCGCAAGGTGCAACTGGTGCTCAAGGTGCACAAGGATCTACCGGTTCTCAAGGACCAACTGGTGCTCAAGGCGCAGCTTCGACAGTTCCTGGTCCACAAGGCGCGCAAGGAATAACTGGTTCCCAGGGTCCACAGGGAACAACTGGTTCTCAAGGACCACAAGGACCTTCGGTTCAAGGACCGACGGGACCACAAGGTGCACAAGGAATTATCGGACCTCAGGGACCGCAAGGAACAACTGGTGCTCAAGGTGCTGCTTCAACCGTTGCCGGTCCTCAAGGCGCCCAAGGTTTGCAAGGTATCCAAGGACCACAGGGACCGCAAGGCCTTACAGGTGCACAAGGTGCAGCATCTTCAGTTGCTGGTCCTCAAGGTGCTCAAGGATTACAAGGCGCTCAAGGTGCAACTGGTCCTCAAGGATCTCCTGGAATAAACGGAGCACAAGGTGCAACTGGTGCTCAAGGCGCGGCAGGTTCAAGTATAACAGGTGCTCAAGGTGCAACCGGACCACAAGGTGCCCAAGGAAGTGCATCTGGTGCTGTCGCGCCTATTCTAAGACACGTCACCGCAGGATTTACAAGTGGCGGCCAAGTTTTTGTAACAGCGACTCAACCTACTGCTTCAGCGGCTGGTGATATCTGGATTGACACTGCAGGAACTACAGGATATACACAAAGTCTCTCGTCAAATGGATGGACTAAGTTGCCAAACGGAGCAATTATTCAGTGGGGAACAGTAACTGTTACTCCAAATACTACAGGATCTGGATCATTTCCAACATCGTTCACCGCGGTTGCCCGAGCTGTGATGAATGGCGTAGGAGATACAGGCGTATTTGGACAGGCTTCTAAAGGTGCAACCATTTTTAGTGTATCAACAACTGGTTTCAGTTGGTTTAACGGAGATGAAAGTTCTCATACCGGTTACTGGTTAGCAATGGGATATTAATAAAATGACAATTTACTACAGCCCAACAACAAAAGGTTTTTACGATACTGATTTTGGGTATCCGTCATTGCCGCAAGATATTGTTGAAATTACCGCAGAGCAACACCAGCAGTTTCTCCATGGTATGAATATGCAAAATAAAGAATTGGTTTTATCACAAGGAAATCTTGTTTTGCAAGATCGAGTCGTGGTAATTACTTGGGAACAAATTAGATCGAAAAGAAATAATCTTCTAGCTTTATCTGACTATACTCAAATGGCAGATTGGCCTGGAGATAAAACTGCTTGGGCTACATATCGTCAAACTTTAAGAGATCTTCCTCAGACTTATACAAATGCAGCAGACGTTGTTTGGCCATCTAAGCCAGGAGAATAATAAGTGCCGCTAACGTTCCTATCTGCTAAACCTGTTAAATATTGGAACGGCTCGTCGTGGGTCGGGAGCCAAGATTTTGCCGCCGTTAAAATGTGGAATGGATCTACGTGGCAATATGTAGGAATACGTCCGTATGCAGATGTAGCCTTAGTTACTTTTAGTCCCGTGGGCGGCACAATATCATCTCCGACTTTTGACACTGCCGAAGCGTATGGTTCCCAAGCAGGTTATACTATCACAGCTTCTTCAAGCGTAGTTTGGACTTATACTGGAGGAGATGGATTTAGTGGATACGCCAGTGTTGCAAGTGGAGGAAGTGCTTCATCAATTGAACTTGTAGCAGCTTATACAGGTGGTTTCAATGAACAAACGTTTAACGTATCAGCATCAAATGGTGCAGAAACTAAATATTGGGTGATAACTGTAACATCTTATAGTTTTGAATAAACATAGCGGAAGAATTAAATGGCACTGAAAGCAAATATCATTATCGATCAAGGCACTTCATTTGCTACGTCTATTGATGTGACTGATGAAAATGGTAACATCGTAAATCTTACAGGATTTACAGGTGCCGCTCAGATGCGTAAGCATTATACTTCGACCGCTCAAACCGCATTTACAGTTTCGATTACTGCTGTGACTGGCGTCGTCGCTCTTTCGATGTCGGCAAATACCACAAATGGCCTTACAGCCGGAAGATACGTATATGACTGTGAGTTGACTGATGGCAGCGGAACAGTTTCTCGTCTTGTTGAAGGTATCGTCACAGTTACACCAGGAGTTACAAGATAATGGCAGGTGCATCTCGTTTAGTCGCTACAATTACAAATAACAACGGCAGATTATCATCTGCTGGTCCTATTACTCTGAAAAATCAAATTCAAGAAATACGAAGTATTGAAAACATACTCGACGTCAGCGTCGTTGAAGCCGCCAATGGCGCTACATTAATCTACAATTCTCAAAATGATAAATATGAGGTGAGACAACTGTCATTCGCGGATCTAGCAGTAGATCTCGACGGCGGATCATTTTAACCTAAAAGGAATAGCCAAATGGCAGACAATTTAATTCAAATTAAAAGGTCGTTAACGACAGCTGATGCGCCAACATTAGCTAACGGTGAATTAGCGTTTACAGCAAATGGCGATCACTTATTTATTGGTTCGAATGGTGCTTCGATCACCATTGCCGGTAAATTTAATCCTGGTATACTGACCGCCAACCAAGCACTCGTTGCGAATGGTACCTCTGGTATCGACAAGATTATTGTTGCTAACGCTGTTGTGACAACAGTTACAGCCAATGGTTCGACGGGTACCAACGGACAAGTACTGAGTTCAAATGGAACAGCCGCTTATTGGGAAACTCCTACTTCTGGCGTATCTGGTTCAAATACACAAGTTCAATTTAATAATTCTGGCGCATTAGCCGGAGACGCAGACTTTACGTTTGATAATACCAATAATAAACTGTCTGTTGCCGGCGGCGTTCTTGCTGGCTCTGGCGGTAACTTCGTCGTTGGTTCTAATTCTTTTGTTGCGAATGCCACCGGTGTATTCTCTACAGGCACCGTGAACGCAGCGATTGTGAGTGTTGGTACGGCGTTCGTAGCAAATGCCACACAGATCAATATTGGAACTAACGTTGCTCTTAATGCAAATGGCACAAATGGTACTGCAGGACAAGTTCTTGCATCGAACGGAACAGCTGTATACTGGGTAACACCTCAAGATGGTGATATTACATCAGTCGTAGCCGGTTCTGGTCTTACTGGTGGCGGTACATCTGGCGAGGTAACTCTTGATGTTGGTGCTGGTAACGGTATCAGCGTCTCTGCAGACGCGATTGCTGTAGTTGCAAATAGCGGTCTTGCTTCAAATACCTCAGGCGTACACGTTATTGCAAATAACGGTCTATCTGCAAACGCAACAGGCGTTTTTGTTGTTGCCGGAGCTGGTATTGCTTCGAACGCAACAGGTGTGCATGTCGTATCTGGTAACGGTACGATTGTTTCGAATACCTCGGGCGTTTATGTCAATGCTGCTGCACTTTCAATTGCCACATCGCAACTTTCAGGCGACGTTGCTCTTGGTTCGGGTACATCAGGCGACTATGTTGCTACTATCACAGCTGGTAACGGTATTTCTGGATCCTCATCTGGTGAAGGTGGTGCAGCCACGATTGCTGTTGTAGCAAACAACGGTATTGTATCGAATACTTCAGGCGTCTTTGCCAAAGCTGCTAACGGTATTTCTGTTGATGGCGCTGGTATCAACGTTGTTGGCGGTGATGGTCTTACAGCTAACGCGACTGGAGTTCATGTTGGTGCTGCTAACGGTATTAATGTCACTGCAGATGCAGTTGGCCTTACCACTGGTTCAACACTCACGGTCAACTCTGCTGGACTCCATGTTAATACTGCACTCTCGATTACAGATCTTTCTCTTTCCGGAAATCTGACTGTTCTCGGTACGCTTTCGACAATCGATACTACCAACCTGACAGTCCAAGATTCGCTGATCGAGCTTGCAAACGGAAACGCAACAACCGACATTCTTGATATCGGTCTTTATGGTCAATACGGTGCCACTGGAGCTAAATATACCGGTCTTTTCCGTGATGCTACAGATGGCGTTTATAAGCTCTTTGCTGGTTCTCAAACAGAACCTACAACAACTGTAGACACTGCAGCAGCCGGTTATACTACTGCTACATTACAAGCATTCCTAAACTCTGGTGGTTTGGTTTCGAACGCGACTAACGTTACTCTTACTGCGAACTCGACACTCGCGGTTGGTATCACAGCGAATACATTGAGTCTTTCGACTGCACTGCCTGGAACAAGCGGTGGTACTGGACTCGCGACTGTTACTGCAGAAGACATTTTAGTTGCTAACTCTTCGAACGGTTTTAGAAAATTAGCTGTTGGCTCTACTGGATTCGTGCTTCAGTCTAACGGTACAGCAGTTGTATACGCAACCCTCGACGGCGGGACATTCTAATTTATGGAAGCTGAATTTGTAAATGAGTACATCAATCGATTACTCGCGAGTGTACATGATCTTACAAGTAAGAACATCATGCTAGAAACAAGACTGGTCATGGCCGATAAAACCATGACCAGTCTTCAAGCAAAAATTGTTGATCTTGAAAAGCTTGGAAATAAAAATAAAAAAGCTGAAGATACTTCTGTATAAATAGAATATTAGGGGTTACATAACCGCTTCGTTGCTCTATATAGAGGTTGAGAATGGCAAATAAATTTCAATTTAAGCGCACGACAATTTCTGGTCGTACAGCTAATACTACTGACGTAGCAAATTCCGGCTTTATTGATAACGGTGAATTTGCAGTCAACCTAACTGACCGTAAAGTCTTCTCTTCAGATGCTGCGAATGCCATCTTTGAAGTTGGTTCAAATCTCTCTTCTCTCGCTGTCACTACGATCGTAGCCAACGGATCTTCTGGATCCAACGGCCAAGTTCTTTCATCGAATGGAACAGGAGTTTATTGGGGCTCAGGCGGTACGGCAAATGCTGCTACCATGAATACCTATACGTTTACTGTCACATCGAATACCACGGTGTTTACAGGATTAGACGACACATCAAACACATTCGTATATACTTTAGGGCTTGAAAGCGTCTTCATTAATGGTTCGCGTCAGATTGCGGCCGTTGACTATAACACGACAAATACCACGGTCTTAACGCTTACATCGAATGCGATTGCTGGTGATATTGTTCAAGTTACAACTTTAAATGGTGCTTCACTTACTCTCGGATCTCAAGGCGCTCAAGGTGCTCAAGGTGCAACCGGTGCACAAGGTGCTCAAGGCACAACGGGTGCTCAAGGCGCTCAAGGTGTTGCTGGCGCTCAAGGTGTTCAAGGCGCAACTGGCGCAACTGGTGCTCAAGGCACAACGGGTGATCAAGGTGCTCAAGGTGTTGCTGGCGCTCAAGGTGTTCAAGGCGCAACTGGCGCAACTGGTGCTCAAGGTGTTGCCGGCGCTCAAGGTGTTCAAGGCGCAACTGGCGCAACTGGTGCTCAAGGTGTTGCTGGACCTCAAGGTGTTACTGGTGCTCAAGGCGCTCAAGGTGCTCAAGGTGCCACCGGTGGAGGTGTAACCTCAGTCGCCACGGCTAATGGACTTTCTGGTGGAACGATTACAACTAGTGGTACAATTGGAGTAACTGCTGGGCCAACACTTACGGTCAATACGACTGGTATTCATGTGAATTCCACATTATCAATCGCCGATCTTACACTCTCGGGTAACCTGACAGTTTCCGGTACAAGAACTTACGTGAACACCACAACACTCGACGTTGGTGATAATATTGTTACGCTGAATGCAGATCTTGGAGCTAATCCTCCTACTGAGAATGCTGGCTTCGAGATCATGCGCGGGACGTCTGCCAACGTTCAGTTCGTCTGGGATGAAACAAATGATCGCTGGTCTACAAACAGTCAACCACTTGCTGTTTCGTCTCTTGTAGCCGCAGGTGCTGCATCTGGAATTACCACCCTTGCTGCCGGTAATACTACGATCACTGGTTTTGCCAACGTAACCTCGACGCTACAAGTAGCTGGTATTACTACTCTTAATGCCAACGTTGCAATGGCAAATAATGTGTTAAGTAATCCTAAGCTTGCTTCATACAAAGAAGCAGTTGTTGCCAATACTATAACAACAACTACTCACACTGTAGATTTATCACTATCCAACGTATTCGATTTGACATTGGCCAACGCGTCTATTACAATTACATTTTCAAATCCTCCTGCATCGGGCAATGCATACAGTTTCACACTTCATTGTAAACAAGACGCCACGGGATCGAGAATAATCACGTGGCCGGCTTCTGTTAAATATCCGAATGCTTCGACACCGACGATGTCAACTGGTGCAAATAAAATCGATGTCTTCAGTTTCTTTACCCTCGACGGAGGTACAACATATCTCGGTGCCTTATCTCTTGCAAATACAGGTTAATAAGAAGGTTATACGATGCCATTAAATGTATTTAGAGCTTCAGGTAAGGCTGCTCCAGCCACACAAGTATTCAATGCCCCCGCAACATTCGTCGTTCCTGCAGGCGTATATTCTATAGATATATCTGGTCGTGGCGGCAATGGAAACGCTGGTAATGCAGGCAATCCTGGTACTGCTGGCAATGCTGGTAATCCTGGAAATAATGGGGCCGCAGGAACTGGTGGTGCTGGTGGTACAGCTGGGACATCTGGCAATCCTGGCGCATCAGGAAATGCTGGCACAAACGGGGCCGGCGGAGCTGGCGGTGCTGGTGGTACAGCTGGAACATCTGGAAATCCCGGCGCATCAGGAAATGCTGGCACAAACGGTGCTGGCGGCCCAGGAGGAGCCGGAGGTGCTGCAGGGAATGCTGGGAATCCAGGTGCCACTGGCAATGCAGGTACGAATGGTGCTGGCGGAGCTGGCGGTGCTGGTGGTACTGCTGGAAATGCTGGAGCGACAGGAAACTCCGGCAATCCCGGTACTAATGGTGCCGGTGGTGCAGGCGGTGCTGCTGGTAATGCTGGGAATCCAGGTGCCACTGGCAATGCTGGTAACCCAGGAACAAATGGCGCCGGCGGTGCTGGCGGTGCTGCTGGTAATGCTGGGAATCCAGGTGCCACAGGAAACTCTGGTAATCCTGGTACCAATGGTGCCGGCGGTGCTGGCGGTGCAAGAGGAAATGCTGGGAATCCAGGTGCCACAGGAAACTCTGGAAATCCAGGAAATAATGGTGCCGGCGGTGCTGGTGGCACTGGCGGTAGCGCAGGTACGGGAGGAGGCGGCGGACAAGGTTCAGCCCGACCTTGCGGTGGCGGAGCCGGTAGCGGTGGTAGTCCGGGCGGTGGCTGCGGTTGTTTTGGCACCCCATTTGCGCCTTGTTCTGCCCCCGGCGGCGCCGGAGGCTCTCCTGGCGGAGGAAATGGTGGCTTTGGTGGAAGCGCAAATCTTGGGGGGTGCGTTTGCGGCGGCGGCGGTGGCGGCGGCGGAGGCGGCGGTAGCGGAGTGACTGGTAATTCAGGGAGTGCAGGTGGTGCGGGTGCCAATGGAAGTGCTGGAAATACTGGAGCCGCAGGATCAGGGGCAACTGCTGGAGCAGCAGGAAGTCCCGGTGGAGCTGGGGCCAATGGAAATGCTGGAAATACTGGAGCAGCAGGAACTGGAGCAAACGCTGGAGCAGCAGGAAGTCCTGGTGGAGCTGGTGCCAATGGTAATGCCGGCACAACAGGGGCGGCTGGAACTGGAGCAAACGCCGGAGCAGCAGGAAGTCCTGGCGGTGCCGGTGCTAATGGTAATGCCGGCACAACAGGGGCCGCAGGTACAGGGGCAACTGCTGGAGCAGCAGGAAATCCAGGTAATGCAGGCGCAGCAGGAAATACTGGAGCAAATGGTAATGCAGGAACAGGGGCAACCGCTGGATCTACTGGCAATCCAGGTAATGCCGGCGCAGCAGGAAATCCAGGTGCAAATGGTAATGCCGGCACTGGAGCTAATCCAGGGGCAGCAGGGAGCCCTGGAAATGCCGGAGCAGCAGGAAATACTGGAGCAAATGGTAATGCTGGCACTGGAGCTAATCCAGGAGCAGCAGGAAATCCAGGCGGTGCCGGAGCTGCTGGTAATGCTGGGACTGGCGCAGCAAACGGAAATCCGGGATCAAGTGGAAACCCAGGCAACGTTTCAACGTTTGGTTCCTTAGCTAATTTTCCAGGTGGAACCGGTGGTACTGGTGGGGCTGGAGGAAATGCTACAAACGGAGCAGCTGGCTCGGCCGGAACTTCTGGAAATCCAGGTGGATCAGGCAATCCCGGAAATAATGGGGCTGCAGGAACTGGCGGTGCTGGTGGTACAGCTGGGACATCTGGTGGTATTGGAGGAACAGGCAATCCCGGTAACAATGGAGCTGCTGGTACAGGCGGCGCCGGAGGATCGGCCGGTACTTCCGGAGGTATTGGAGGAACAGGCAATCCCGGTAATAATGGAGCTGCAGGAACTGGTGGTGCTGGTGGTACAGCTGGGACATCTGGTGGTATTGGAGGAACAGGCAATCCTGGCACCAATGGGGCTGGTGGTGCAGGAGGAGCTGGTGGTAATGCTGGTAATCCAGGAGCCACTGGTAATGCCGGCAATCCAGGAAATAACGGTGCTGGTGGTGCAGGCGGTGCTGCTGGTAATGCTGGTAATCCAGGAGCCACTGGCAATGCTGGTAATCCAGGAAATAACGGTGCTGGTGGTGCAGGCGGTGCAAGAGGAAATGCTGGGAATCCAGGAGCCACTGGCAATGCTGGTAACCCAGGAACAAATGGCGCCGGTGGTGCAGGAGGAGCTGGTGGTACGGCGGGTAACTCCGGATCTCCTGGCAACGCTGGTGTAGGCGGAGGCGGCGGAGGCGGCGGAGGCGGAGGCGGAGCATCGGGTTGGACTTTAAAGCAAGGTGGTAGCGGCGCCGGCAATGCTGGTACCGCGGGTAATTCAGGCAACATAAGTGGTGCTACTAACGGCAACGGCGGCGCAGGCGGCAATGGAGGACTTCTTTCGGGCGCTGCCGGTGGTTCAGGTAATGCAGGAACACCAGGCAGCGCAGGAAATACAGGAGCCGCAGGAACTGGAGCAAACGCTGGAGCAGCAGGAAGTCCTGGTAATGCAGGCGCCAATGGAAGTGCTGGAAATACTGGGGCCGCAGGAACTGGAGCAAACGCTGGAGCAGCAGGAAGTCCTGGTAATGCCGGCGCTGCAGGAAGCGCTGGTACAACAGGAGCGGCAGGAACTGGAGCAAATCCAGGAGCAGCAGGAAGTCCAGGCGGTGCAGGAGCCAACGGAAATGCTGGTACAACAGGAGCGGCAGGAACTGGAGCAAATCCAGGAGCAGCAGGAAGTCCTGGTAATGCCGGCGCTGCAGGAAATGCCGGAGCGACTGGCAATGCAGGAACTGGAGCTACAAATGGTGCAGCTGGAAATCCAGGAGGTGCAGGAGCAGCAGGAAATGCTGGAGCGACTGGCAATGCAGGAACTGGAGCTACAAATGGTGCGGCTGGAAACCCAGGCGGTGCCGGAGCTGCTGGTAATGCTGGCACAACAGGAGCAGCTGGAACTGGAGCTACAAATGGTGCGGCTGGAAATCCAGGAGGCGCAGGAGCAGCAGGAAATACTGGCACAGCAGGTAGTGCTGGAACTGGAGCGACCGCCGGAACAGCCGGCACATCAAATCCTGGAGCATCAGGAAACGCTGGTAATATTGGTACTACGACAAATTCAGTATCAGTAAAAGTATACCCATATCAAATAGTTTCTATAAATATTGGAACAGGCAGCGCTAATGGTACGATGAGTGTAACATTTTAGCACAAATAACAAAAAGGAAACAATACATGCTAGTAGGAATTAAAGACGTTTATCTTTATACTGGTTTGACTACGACAGGTGGCAACGACTCTGCTGCAGCCTATCAGTGGCTACAGGATAATAACATTGAGTTTACTCATTTATCATACAACGATAGTAGTCAATACGAATCTGTATTCAATGCTCTAAATACATGGGATATTGGAGAATTTACTGATTTTCCATTTGTCATCTACGATGAAAAACATGACGATTTTACCGCAGTCAAACAAGCATTGATTGGCTTAGATGCCATCACAGAGAGCAACTTAGTCGAACTAGCAGCCCTGTAATTTACATATATATAATAGAGTCATTCATTTGGAACATGTTAACATACAAAGAATGGCATTGGTAATGCGTTGCTATGACAAACTTCCACCACATCTCAGAATATGGATCTCAAGCTTACATTTTAGTTTGCATGATGATCATATTCTGAGAGGTGCGAGCGACGTCGAGCAATGTAAAAAATTTATTGAATCTGGTGGAATACACTATGAAAAACCTGGAAATGGACAAAATTGATGTTTTCGTTTTTTGAAAAGAATGAGCCTAAACTAGAATTTCTTTGCTATGATGATGATTTAGGAAATATACCAGAACCTTATCCTGCCCGCAAACTGATACCAGAATGGTATAAAGCTTTGCCAATGAAGAAGGATGTAGGCTTTGATCAATCTACTCTCAAAAGATGCCCACCTTTTCTTGATGCGATGATCACGGGTTGGATTATTCCACTCGTTGCTGATGTTGAAATCACTTCGAATGAAGATTGTTCGTTCATTGAATACAACAGCAAATATCCGAGAGCAATGATCGAGAATCATTTACAGTGGCAAGTAACATCTGACAAATGCCCCGCTCCACATTTACCAAAACCTCCAATTAAATTCATGAACTGGTGGGCAATCAACTGCCCGAAAGGATACTCACTGTTGTTTGTTCCACCATTAAATAGACCTGATCCAAGATTTACTTGTTTTTCGGGTATGGTAGACTGCGATGGTTATTTTGAGTTTATTAACTTTCCATTTGTTTGGAACGAACCCAATTTTAAAGGTATTCTACCTGCTGGTACACCGTTAATGCAGGTTATTCCAATTAAAAGAGATACTTTGTTTTCGAAAAATGTATGTAGAGCATTCAATGAAACTGAACTGAAAGCACTCAAAGGTACACGTAGAAAGCTTCAAAGTCATGAATCCCATTATCGAGATAATATTTGGGAGCGTAAATAATGGCAGTATATCAAATAGCTCCTTCTCCATCGTTAGGTATACCAGAAATTTCTTTTGCATCATGGCGTGATGGTTTTACTGAAGAAGAGATCGATAAAATAGTTAGTATTGGTGATAGTCTCACGATCAAATCTGCTAGTGTTGGACCTGATAGTAAAGTTGAAGAAGCAGTTAGATCATCTAAAATAGGTTGGATAAATCTTACGCCCGAGACTAATTTTATATATGATAGAATTGCTTTCATAGCAAGACAACTGAACGGTGAATTCTTCAATCTAGATATATGGGGATTTGTAGAGGACTTTCAGTATACTATATACGATGGAAAAGACGATCATTATACGTGGCATCTTGACAGAGGTGGAAATGCAACGAATGCGCCTCGCAAATTATCTCTTGTAATACAATTATCTGATCCTTCTGAATACGAGGGGGGAGATCTTGAGATATTTGATGCACCCGTGCCGACTCAAGTCACAAAACAAAAAGGTTTAGTAGTTGCATTCCCGTCCTTTATTTTACACAGAGTAACTCCTGTGACAAAAGGCATTCGTAAAACTCTAGTAGTATGGTTAGCTGGTCCTCAATTTAAGTGAGATAATATGACAAGAGAATGTGGAAGTTGCACGAAGTGCTGCGGTTGGTTAACTGGAGAAGCTCTTGGCCATCAATTTTGGCCAGGAAGGAAATGTCATTTTGTAACTACAAAAGGATGTTCGATACATGAACAACGACCTGAGAATCCGTGCAAATCGTTTAGCTGTGTATGGTTAGGAAATGAAAAGTTTCCACTCGGTCTTGATACTATTCCGATGTGGATGAAACCAGACGAATCAAACGTAATTATGGTTTGGAGACAACACGAAAATCCTGATCTTAGCTTTTTACAACTGCTTGAAGCAGGCGCTCCGCTAACAGCCGAAATACTTAGTTGGGCTATTCAGTATGGTTTGAACAACGGTTTAAATATATTTTATCAAGTCAACAGTGGTTGGAATAAGATTGGAAACCGACTGTTTTTAGATACAGTGATAGAGGCTGATCTTTCCCAATATACATAACATAAGGATTTTATTATGACAGACATACTTGATCAGTGGCAGTATTTTAGCTCACCTATCTATAGTATTATGAAGCCAGAACTTCTTGATTTCTCAAGAGCAGCATCAAATGCGGCGTTAAGGGCCGCGCGCAAAATAACAAAAATAAACGATGTATATCCAGTCGTGCAAGCAGATGTGTCTAACGAAGAAGATCTTCTTCCACTGATACAGTACACATTAAACACAGCATGGAATCTTTTGAGCGATCAAGGATACAACATGAATGGACTTTCGACTTATCTTACCGAATGTTGGAGTCAAGAACACCATAAGTATTCATCAATGGAGTATCATAATCACAGCGACTGTCAGTTAGTTGCTTTTTATTTTTTAGAGTGCCCGAAAGATCCTCCGCGAATGGTGATTCATGATCCGCGACCAATGAAACTTATGTTACCACTATACGAACATAATTCTTCTAACATTACCACAGCAACATCGTCTATTAATTTTACGCCAGTTCCTGGTCAACTAATGTTTGCAAATTCCTGGCTACCGCATAGCTTTACTCGTAACACATCAACCAAACCTTTCAAATTTATTCACATGAACATTGGTACACGTCCGTACATTGAACCTATAGTATATGATGCAACAGCAGAAATAATCTAATATGTCTGAGTTTATGATAAGATTCAATCAATCAAGAGGACAACCTAATCGCGGGACAGAAGATCATGTCTGGCGCGTTTTCGAAGATGGTAAAGAATATCTATGTAAAAATGTTATCATTAATGTTCCAAGCCGTGGGGCAAAGACAGGTCAAGATTGGAATATCTGTTGCGAAGGTACTATGAGCATATGTAAAGACACCTCTACAATTACTATTAACTAAATTATTATCGGTGAAATTATGAACTTAGAATTTTCAGAAATAAAACTTTATAACCCAGGAGTTCTTAAAACAAGAATTCCAGTTTCTATTTTTGCTGAGTTGACTTGTGACTTGCAAAAGCAAGTTGATAATAATCCGGAAAAATACAATACTAATTTAGCTGGGCAATTAGAAACAGAATTTCAGTATGTTATTAACGGGCAGTTTAGAGAATGCATAGAGCAAACGTTTCTTGAATATAGAAGAAAATTTAATTTTTATGAAAATCATAATTATGTCATTGATAATGATGCTTGGGTAAATTTTCAGAAGAAACACGAATATAATCCAATACATTTTCACCACAAAGCTATTTCATGGGTGATATGGATTGCAATTCCTTATGATTTAGAAGAGGAATTAAATATGCCAAATGTAAGAGAATCAAACTATAAAGTTGCATCAAAGTTTGAATTCATTTATAACTCATTAGACGGTGGAATTAGTACGACTCAATTAGATATTGATAAGACATGGGAAGGTTCTCTTATTATGTTTCCAAATTATCTTAAGCATCAGGTATATCCGTTTCAAACTTCAGACGAACATCGTATTTCTATTTCTGGTAATATAGACATTAGAAATTAATTGGGCGAAGTGGAGTTAAGACTACAATTGTCCCAGAAATTGATGAGTATGCTCTTGCGAGAGCCGCTTTTGATTTCATTGACCCAATGGTAGTATCGACTGCCTTCGAAGTATAAGACCGCACCTTCGGTAGGTTGAAAAGACTCGTGTGTATATTTTAACAATTCTTCTTTTAAAACTTCCGGAGGGCTCAGTTCTTTTTCATAGTCTAACCAACTTCTTTCAGAAATACAAAATTCTCCGCCTTCAAGATCGATTGCTTCTAAGTAACACGATATGGTAATTGGAGACATTAATTCTTCTGGTTTCAACTTTTCTCCAGCCTCAATTCTGTGCCGAAGCTTTTCATTAAAATCTACATGAGGCCACAAATCTCCAGAAGATTTATACGCCTGATACCAATATTCAATATGAGTTTTGTTACAATTAAACTGTTCTCTGTCGAGAAATTCAAGCACAGCTTCATCTGTTTTATTTGTAGGCGCATTACGATCAAAGTAATGCATGTTCGTATGCCTATTTAAACCTTCAAGAAAAGTTAAGCGAATATCTTCATCGAGAGTAGATCTACGAATAATCCTCGAGTTTCCATGGTACATTTTCAAATCTTTCAAAAACATATTTAGCAGCCTCTTTATTCTTTAAAGATTTACCAAAAGCCTTGACGAAACTGTTTGGCATTTTCTTATAGGAAGAAGCTCCTGCTTTATTATCACATTCTGCTGGATGTCGAGAAATTTCTAACTCGTCACATATCTGATTGATATTGGTTTGAGTAAAAAAATCCTCATAAAAGAAGTAGAGCGGATTTGCGAACACACTGTCCAAAGCTTCGATAGTTTCTTTATATTTACATGATATGAAATTGCTCATGACAAATCGTGAAGCTAACGACCGATTTGGAATTTTACCTCCTCCAATCATATTCCAAGAAGACCAACTCCTCTGAATAGGATCTCTCATAATATAAACTGGTACTACTTCGATATCGTATTTTAGTAAACCGTTTTTAATAAGTCGAAAGATGTTCTCACTCGAGCCTTCATAATGTGTGAAGTCGCCTGTGACTTGATTTATATTTGAAACAGCCCGAAAAAAAGACTCTATGTCTTTTCTATATTCGCTTACATCTTCTAAGACAGGAACTAAATCGTCTCTCTGAATAATATTCAGTTCTTTTCCCATATCATAGAAATCTGGGTGTTCTTTAAAATACTCATATAACCAAGTAGTGCCAGATTTCTCGGCTCCTACATTCAATAAAAACTTCATAGATTTAATTGTATTAATATATTTCTAAAATTTGGCCCGTGCGTTGGAGAATCTACGTCTTCTAAAAGTTCATAGTTTGCTGCGTTTGCTCGCATACGCAAAGTTCTATGAAAGATTGAATTTGCAGGAATATTTCTATACAAATGTTTAGTTATACCAATTTCAATATTAAAATTATTTTTGGCTGTTACATTTTCTTGATTAAAAACGTAATTTCTAGAACCGTTTTCATCCGGAGCAGTGAGTGAATGTCTGCCATCTAATGTTCCATTTTCAAGGATAAACCCGCTTACAAATCCCATATCTTTTCCAGCTACAGTATCAAAAGCTCTTATCATAATATAAGTATCATTTGCGCCATGAGGATTTAATCCTGGCCACTCATTATTAATTCCGCTTTCAATTAATGTGCGCATGTTGGTTTTTCGTTCGGCGTCAGTTAATGTAGAATTTTCCGGCCAATTCGCATCAATAGCATCCTTTGATCTTTCATACAAGTCATCAAAATCTATTTCTGACAAATCATTTATAACAGTATAAACAATATTCATATCTTAACTCTCTTTGTAGCTATTATGTCTGCGATGGTATTTATCCAACCTTCTTTGCTTGTATCAAATGGTTGTTCGTGGTGTTGTTTATGCATATGTTCTCCACCACTGATAATTCCGTACCAAAATCCCATATCTTTTGGACCGTTTTTATCATGATTTAGAGATGCGATTCCTGTGGACCATATCGACAATGTAGCAGGAACAATGTAAATAAACAAGTATGCTGGTAACGATATGAATAACAATAGAAACGGTAAGAATAACAAAATCCAGTATTTTTCATAGAAGAAATTGGTAATCTTATTACGAATCAGTCTGACTGTTGTTTTCAAATTTATTTGATTCGTGTCATTATTCCAAAGAATTGGAAAAAGTATTTTCCAACCTTGCAAATGGTAAGGATGCGGATCCTTCTGAGTGTCATGATACTTGTGATGATTGTCGTGCGATACACAGAATTCAAGCGGCGAAGCAAATGAACCATAGAATCCGAATGCCGTGCATATGAATTCTACGATAGGATTCATTGTATGCGTACGATGATTGTGGATTCGATGATACGTAATCGATCCACCTATTACTCTCATCAAAAAGAACGCTGTGAGTGAAACAATTATCCATGGAAAAGTTGCATATTGAATCAGAGCCCAGATTGTAATAAATGGGCCTGCTAATTGCGCGAATGTAAGCACATATCTTTTATGAACTTTTAGATTCATAATACGAATCAATCTCTTTTATAATAGACTCTTTGCCAGGATACGAATCAAGTAAAGGCATATGTGTGTCTTCGATACCATAATAATCTTCGTACCAAACAACTTCTTTTTGGTATTTATTTAAATACGCGACGAGTGCACGATAATCATTATACATCAAACCAATATTAAAACGAATGGCATTGGGTTTTAATTCGGGATATACTTTTAGCAAATAATTTGCCATACTTAAAGCAGCGTTTCTCATATTTTTACGAAGTATAAAGAAACTTGCCTGATTGGCTAAAAGATACGAGTGTTGATTTACAAGTACGATGTGTTCACTATGATCTTGTAACAAGTCGGCAAACGAATCTTGCGTAAAATTTGTTTGATGCTTAGTTTCGTGAGTAAGTTGTTTTCTATTACTTTGAATGTGAACAGGATGTAACTCTCCCACAAATGGTAAACTTGTTTTCTCTTGGAGATCCAAGCAAAAACGAGTAGCACCACATCGTGGAAGAGAACAAACGATCATTCTTCATCTTCACTCATAAAAAGAGTTTTCGGCAATTTCACTTTCTTCTTCGGTTTCTTCGAAATAGCAAGAAGATCAATTTTACCTGGAACAACGTCAAGACTATAAGTTCGAGCACGATCTTCAATATCAAGATTAATAAAGTCTACACCAAATTCTTTGTGGAATTCAGAAAGAAGATCTTCTCTGCATGCCTCAAGATATTTTTTCCATTGCCAACGACCGATCTCTGAAAGTATTTTTCTTCTTCGCGCAGCTTTCGCATCTTCTGGCGGAGTTTTCGTATGCCAATTACTCGTGTCTTCTAAGTGATATGAAACCATCTTACTGTGATGGAACATTTTATATCCAGCAGCGTATGACATCATCGTCATCATGACTTCTTCTCCTACAAAGAAGACTTTTGGATCTAATCCGACATTGTCAATCCAATCGACATGCGTAAAGAAGTTTCCTGCCATAATATGAAACGCCGGTCTTGGCATATCAGTCGATGGAATCGCGTCTCCATGTACATCTGGAATCAAAGTATCCGGATCAATAGTATAATACTTGACTTGACAAGCATCATTTTCTTCTTGACAAAGATAAGTTTTAATCTCTCCGTCTTTTTCTTCAATTATAAATGATTTACATGATCCAGTAATGATGACTTTATTGGTTTCACACATATCCATCGCTCTCTTATAATCTTCAATCAGAGCTCGATCCCAATTCATATCATGTAACATATGTGAGTCGACTTGATAAATGAAGTCATACTCGTTTGTGATATTTAACATATTAATATATCTTGCCCAAACACAACCATCAGAGTATTCGGGATCGATTCTTTTATAGATGACATCATCTCGACTTACAAGCACAGGTTCTGTGCACGCCAACGAATCTTCATAACGAGTTTGCTCGAAGATCGAATAGACTACATTATTCCGATTGGATTTGGTTTGCATCATACTCTTGATGGTATGAGGAAGTAAAGGATCTTGATACGAGCATACTGAAACAAAAATGTTCATTGTTTATTCTCTTCTTTTTGCATATTAAATTTCTTTTTTATTCCCATATACTTTCGATAGTATTGCTTATCATCTCCGGGAATTAGATTCATAGTTTTATCTATCATCTCATCTGAAGCTGGGCCAACAGAAGCAGTAATATCTTTATTGAGGAAAGGAATGACGTGCAACAAAGGTTCTCCCGCTTTAATGTGAACGTTACATTCTCTTTTCGGCATGCAAATGAAGTTTGTAATATGGAAACTCTTATAGTCTACCAAACCAGGAGTTATGTATAGATCTTCAAGAAAAGTAGAATGATAAAATGCAGGCATTAACAATGCGCTAATGTTTTTTTGAGTAAAAATTTTCCAAGGAGATGGAAATAAGATTGCTGTAGGATCAATTCCAATTGGAGTAAATGCGCCTTCTACAAATTTTTCATCCATCTTTACGCCATTGTCAAATCCGCGATCTCCTCTCGGTCCTCTGTCTCCAAGATACCAAGAAGTACCAGCTTTATTTGCCATAATATGAATGTCTACCCACGCCGGAATGATATAGCCAAATTGAGCATAGTCTAAAATTCCCGGACAGTATGGCATCAGATGCTTGCCATACTTGTCTTGTTGAACCTTGCGAGTATTTGTTGGAACATCAATCGCTCGTTCAACAGAAAAGTTATGATAAGATAACTTCTTAGTATCTACGAATTCAATATCTTTCTTTGGTTTTAATAAAGAAAACAAGTTTTTCATTTTCTTGGTACTCTCAATTCTTTTGTATATACGCTTCTTCGAGTGTTTTGCATCTTTGATATGATATTAATTAAGTGATGTTCATCTTCTTTCATGTTTCGAATATTGGGCTTTGATGGAACAGCATCACGCTTAATTGGAATGGCAATGACTAAAGGTGTACCAGCAAGTAAAAGCACGTCGGCATTTGGAGTGTGCCAGATTGCAGGAAAATTGACTTCTTTTGGATATGTATCTGTATCAACTAATCCTGACAGACATGTAAAATGGCTTTCAAAGTTATTAATCGGAGCTATGAAAAGAGTCGACCAACCCGGAGCAGTCTTTACAATCCATGGATTGACAAACTTCAAAGGAGGTGCAGGAAATCCAGGAGCAGATCTTTCTCCAAGTTGTCGAATGTCATGAAACTCACATACGTTGATCTGTGGAGAAGACGTGACTTCAATTGTACTGCAGTCGTGATTTGATCTGACTGTCAAGTCGCCGATAAGAGGAATGACATATCCTAATGACATTGCGTCGATCATCGGCATGCATTTTTTTGCAGTAAAGCTATGAGATCCTGACCAATCACGATCATCTCTTCCATCTGTAATCAGTGGAGGAATTCTTTTATACCATTCTGGCATATATTTTGCCGCAGGCTTTGGCTGAGGTAATGCCTCAACATCATCGCGATGGCAATAAAACTCAATAATAGGTTTCTTTTTAAAAGGATTCCAACTCAACATTCTCTCTCACCCATTACCCATGCTACAAGACTCTTACGAAAACCAGAAGTGATTGGCTTCACTCGATGTGGCATCCATGAAGCGAAGAATACGATATCACCTTTATTCGGTTTAAACGAAACTTTGTCTTCAAAGTTTCCGTTGTTTACGATCTCTAACTCTCCACCTTCATATTCACTCGGATCTGAAAGAAGCAGAGATGCTGAGATCTTTCTTATATATTTCTGCCAGCCAAATTCAACATCCCAATGCCATGTATAATGTTGATTTGGTCCGTACTTTGTATATTGAAAAGCTTCGACGCCTTCGATATCATACATAAAGTTGTCGTAGTTCACGACAGAAACGATTCCTGACATTCTCTGAAATAGCCAATCACTGTGTTGATCATGATGTATCCACGAGATATCAGAATCTCGCGTTTCAGCCGGAGCTGCGGCATTCTTCTCTAGCCCAACTTTTCCTTTTTCAAACTCTTGGAGTTTTTCGAGATCGATAATTTTATCGACTTCTTCAGGAGTAAATCCTCCCGACCATACTGCAAAGCAATTCAATTGTTTCCCATATTTAGGAATAATATATGGCATAGTAAATCCTCGTCAAGTCACTTATTCAATAGTAATATCTATATATCCTCCGGGCGCTACAGTTACCGAATGTGATTGGCCATCCGGAAAAGAATAGTAGCTTGCCGTCTGATTATTTATCACCGGCGCAGGCGTACCACCGGCATTTGATCCGGGGAAAGTAATACCGAGCGCATTTGCTGCATTTCCTGGAACCGCCGGAGTTGGAGCATTAAAATTCTGCGGACCATTGGTAGCAGGATTAAAGTTTTGTGGACCATTCGAAGGTGCATTGAAGTTTTGTGGGCCATTTGAAGGCGCATTGAAGTTTTGAGGCCCGGTCGTTGGCGCATTAAAGTTTTGAGGCCCGGTCGTTGGCGCATTAAAGTTCTGAGGACCATTTGTAGGCGCATTGAAGTTCTGAGGCCCGTTAGTTGCAGGATTAAAGTTTTGAGGCCCGTTCGTTGGCGCATTAAAGTTCTGAGGACCATTCGCGACATTGAAGTTCTGAGGACCATTCGCGACATTAAAGTTTTGAGGCCCGTTCGTTGGCGCATTAAAGTTTTGTGGGCCATTCGTTGGAGCATTAAAATTCTGTGGGCCATTCGTTGGAGCATTGAAGTTTTGTGGCCCATTTGTAGGTGCATTAAAATTCTGTGGGCCATTCGTTGGAGCATTGAAGTTTTGTGGCCCATTTGTAGGTGCATTGAAGTTTTGAGGGCCGTTTGAAGGCGCATTGAAGTTTTGAGGGCCGTTTGAAGGCGCATTGAAGTTTTGTGGGCCATTTGAAGGCGCATTGAAGTTTTGTGGACCATTTGAAGGCGCATTGAAGTTTTGAGGACCATTACTTATAGCGTTAAATGCATTCACAAATCCTGGGCCATATTTAATACTAGGAGCATTATAAGAGACTGCATTTCCACCGCTAGTATTATAACTACCAGTTCCAGTTCCTGCAACAACGTTAAAGCCAGCTCCAGTTCCCGCAACAACGTTAAAGCCAGCTCCAGTTCCCGCAACAACGTTAAAGCCAGCTCCAGTTCCCGCAACAACGTTAAAGCCAGCTCCAGTTCCTGCAACTTTATTGAATGTACCTGTGCCAGTTCCTGCAACTTTATTGAATGTACCGGTTCCAGTTCCTGCAACAATGTTAAAGTTAGCTCCAGGCCCAGGAATTACGTTGAATGTGCTTCCAGTTCCAGGAACTTTATTAAATGTGCCTGTTCCAGTTCCTGCAACAATGTTAAATGTGCCTGTTCCCGGAAAGAGAATATTAAATGTGCCTGTTTGTGGAAAGATGATATTAAAGTTAGCTCCGGTCCCAGGAACTTTGTTAAATGTACCGGTTGCATTTCCTGGTACAATATTAAAGTTAGCTCCAGGTCCAGGAATAATATTAAATGTGCTTCCGGTCCCGGGAATAATATTAAATGTACCGGTTGCATTTCCTGGTACAATATTAAAGTTAGCTCCAGGTCCAGGAATTACGTTGAATGTGCTTCCGGTCCCGGGAATAATATTAAATGTACCGGTTGCATTTCCGGCGACAATATTAAAGTTAGCTCCAGGCCCAGGAATTAAAGCAGTTCCAGATCCACCTTGTCCTGAAACAAGAATACTATTCCTACCATAAGGAATTGCGATATTTCCTGGGCTATTAAACTTCGTCGTACCGACACCGCTTGCTCGCCAGGTTTTTTCGAGTGTAAATTTAGAACCGCCACCAATACCCATAAGTTATGCCGCCGCTTTCACTGACAATGAAACAATATAAGTCGTGCCTCCGTCGTACGTCATAATCGACCAGATATCGAGCGCGTTTGCAGTCGTTGTCGCAGGAGGCACAACTCCTCCTGCATATTTAGTACCTGCCGGCCATGTGATCGTACGACCTCCTGTTGCATCTTGTTTGGCTGCAATAGAACCAGACCATACGCGAGTCGCCGGAGGTATATTGGTCGGAGCGATTGTAATATTTCCAGTGAGAGTCAAATCGAAGAAGTTAGCAGCACCGCAATCAAGGCTATATGATCCAGTCGCAGCAGTATTAGCCACTTCGTGTTCTGTATAACCTGTTAAGATTGGGCGAGTAATGTTGTTATTGGCCATCACAAGGTTCGCTGACAGCGTAGTTAGACCACCAGTAACACTAAATGCTCCGTTCCATGTAAGAGCACCAGTTCCAGTTCTACCAAGTTTTACACTATTATCAGCATTACCAAAGATAATGTGTCCGTTATTGGCACTTTGTTGTCCCATAATACGAACAGTGTCAGCGATGTTAACATCTCCGAACCACGCATCATCACCGATGCCAATATTTGTTCCACTGCCATTATTAGCAGTAGTCACTCGATCAAAACTTCCAACGCTTGTAACGCTAATATTTCCAGTGATCGTAGTATTACCGGCTGCAAGAGTCGTGATACCTGATACCGGTCCACCAAAAGTTACTGCACTAGTTGTTTTATTAAATGTAAAGTTAGCAGAACCATTCGCTACGTTACTATCATTAAATATGACTTGTGTATTGGATCCGCCTATAGGACCAGCAACACCTTGTGCGCCAGTAGCACCTTGAGCACCGGTTGCACCAGTAGCACCTTGAGCACCAGTTGCACCAGTAGCACCTTGAGCGCCTTGAAGTCCTTGAGCACCTTGCGCGCCAGCAACACCTTGTGCGCCAGTAGCACCTTGAGCACCGGTTGCACCAGTAGCACCTTGAGCACCAGTTGCACCAGTTGCGCCTTGAGCACCTTGAGGACCGACTGCTGTTACCCAATATGGAGAACCAGTCGCTCCATTCGATGCTAATACCTGACCGGCAGTTCCTACTCCACCATTCGCAGATAAAGCTCCGCCGAGTGTAAGAGAACTTAAAGTGCCTACAGAGGTAAGAGACGATGCAAGAATTCCAGTACCTAAAGCCGTAGAGTTAGCAATAGTAGTACCATTGATCCTATAGGTTTTACCAGTTGCAATATCTAAATGTTCGGAAGATGTCCAACTATCAGTTGCATCAACCCAGTTAAATGTCTTATCGGTACCACCTTTCAGAGTAATACCACCGCCATCGGCAGTGACATCACTTGGAGTAGTCACATCACCAAGTATAATATTTTTATCTTCTACAAGAAGATTTGTAGAATTTATATTCGTTGTGGTACCATTGATAGTGAGGTTACCAGAAACTGTGATATCGCCAGTGATCGTTGTGTTACCAGCAGCAAGAGTTGTAATGCCACTGACTGCTTGCGCGGCACTCGTCGACTGAATCGTCGTTGTTCCAACAAACAATGAAGGCAATCGAGCAAATGCCACTGTACCAGAAGTCAGATTGCTAGCATTCGCAGCAATTGTAATGGCATTCGTATAAGCTGCACCGGCATTGGCTACCATTGCTGTGTTGGCAGTTCCAATCTTTGTATCGGTATAAGTGACTGCATTGGAATATGCGTTATTGGCCCCGTCACTCAGTGAGGTAGCGTTAATCGCAGTCGCACCAATAACGAGTTGACCGCTCGTAATTACGACGTTGCCTGCCGATATTGTTACGCCATTCGCTACGGTTAACCCGTTTTTAACGCGAAAGTTATTTGGTGTCATCTGGTTCCCTATCCCACAGATTATTTACTTATATTTATAATAATTATGACGCCAGTATAATTCAATTTTGATTAAACCCACTTCGTTCCGTGCTTTGAGCTATATTTCGTTTCAGGATCATATGACGCGAAATCTTCATAACGAGGATCTCCTGGTTCTGCCCTCTTACCGATGCTATATTCGCCGATATGATTTACGATGTTATGGCCTTCTTCGGTCTTGAGCTTACAAGTTTGCATGCCAAGTTGCTGCAATGATTTCGCTACAACATACTCGCTTAAGTTTTTCTCACCTACTGATTCGGCATGTGGAAGATCTACTATCGCGCGAGGAAAAATACTCGCCAAACTCCAAAAATATGCCTCAGAAAGTTCGCCGCGATATTTTCCGAATGTAATGTCTGTTTCATAAGCCTGTGTTTCCTCTTCAAAATCATACCATTTTTGCCTTGTTAAACATACCTGAGAAACTTTTTGATAGTCGTGAAGAATCTGAGTCATGTCGAGCATTCGAATCGGACAGTTGAACGTCACATCATCTTCAGATAGATAAACGTAATCATAATCTCGTTCTCTCAACAATTCGAAGGTTCGATTCCATACGTATGGTAAACCCATATTCTGCTGATGTAGGAAGATCTCAGTAAAGCCAAAATTCTTGGCTAGCTCGAACATCGTACCATCATGGCGACCTTTTGGCATATCATCAATAAAGATGCCTTCGACTTCACATCCTTCAAAGTTTAGCATATCACGCTGTGATTTTAGAGTAGGAATCAAATATTCGAGTCGATTCGTCGACCATATTACCTTACATATCTTCATGAGAATCTCTCCGTATCAAAGAAGAATGTCTGGAACAATCTCCCGTCATATAAGTTTTTGCCGAAGTAGT